CTCAGGAAGTGGTCGTCGAGTCGGTCGCGGAGGACCCGCCCGAGTACTGGCCGATCTCAATCACGATGAATTCGGCCGGGGTCTGGAGAGCGACGCCGACGGAGATGTTCACGACGCCGTTCGCCACCGACGCGGCAGTGTTGTTCGTGGCGTCGCAGACCACGAAGTAGGCCTGGTCCGGAGTGCTTCCGGCCAGCACGCCCGTCTGCATCATGGTGAGCAGGTACTGCGAGATGACGGCGTTGACCTGGTCCCACAGGATCTGGTCGTTGGGCTCGAACACCGCGAACCTGGTCGCGTCGAGGATGCCCTTCTTGATCAGCATCAGCGACCGCCGGACGGACACGTAGCGGTCCGGCATGCCGACGCTCAGGGTGCGGGCGCCGTAGATGACGAAGCCGGTGCCGGGAAGGGACTTGATCACGTTGACGCCAGCGACGTTCAGTGCGTCCTGATCCGCGTTGGAGAACCGGAACTGGACGTCCAGCACACCCCTGAGGACGGTGTCGATACCGGCCGGTGGCTTCTGCACACCGCGCGAGGCGTCGGTGCGGCTGTACTGGCCAAGCACAGCGCCGCCAGGAGGCAGCAGGCGGGCCGAGCCGGACGCAGCGGTCGCCGGGTCGTTGACGATCAGCCACGGGCCGTAGATGGCCGCGTAGGAGGACGAGCGGATCGCGGAGCCGCCGGTGGACATGCCCTGGAGGCTCAGCGCGTAGGAGGACGAGTTGTCCGCACTGGTCGCCTTCTGGCCGTCCACGACGACGAAGACGGTGCCCTGCCCCTCGGCCCACTCGATGATCGGGTTGAGGACGGTGGCGTTGGTGACACCCGGCAGGTTCAGCACCAGGTTGTCCTCGACGACCTCCAGCCGCTGGGTGGCAGTGGCCAGGTCGATGGCGGCGACGCCCTCGGACCCCCCGGCCAGCGGGATGCCGGTCTCCACCGCAGGCGCGTGCGAGGGGTCCCACGCGGTCGCCAGCAGCGACTGGACCCTGATGAAGGACGAACCGGTCACCGGGGAGTTGATCAGCGCCTGCGCGTTGCGGGAGTCGGACGGGTCCAGGGAGACATCGGTGAAGCGCTCCTTGAGGTACGCAGCCGTTGCCCCGCCGACGTACACGAACAGGTCGAAGCGGCCGGAGCCGGAGGTGCCTGCCGTGATGTCGACGAAGACCTCGTTGCCCCACGCGCCCGGAGAGATCGCCGTGATCTTGAGGGTGTCCTTCGGGGTCGTCTCGGTGTCCTCCAGGGTGACGGAGGCCGCGACCGCGTCGGACGCAGCGGCACGCACGATGTAGGCGCCGTTGCCGCCGTTGTTGAAGAACTGGTAGACGGCGAAGGGAAGCAAATCGCTGGTGTCGCCGAAGCCGCCGTAGGTGGCGACGTACTGCGAGAAGGACGAGACCAGCGTCGGGGCGAGCGGGCCGCCCTGCTTGGAGGTGCCGACGAAGGCCGCAACGGACTCACCGGGAGTCGTCGCGGTCTGCGCGAGCGGGGTCAGCGTCTCGCCGATGTAGACACCGGGCCGCTTGTAGACAGTCATCTGGGTATCTCCTGTAAGGGGGTGATTTCCTGGGGCTCGGAATTAGTGCGACGGTGTCTGTGGTTCGGTTACGTCTTCCATGTAGTACTCGAAGTCCAGCGCCACGGTCTGGGCCATTGCGTACTGCGAGGCCATCGCCGGAAGCATTTCGCTGGAAACAGAGATCAGGTACTCGCGGCGGAACAGACGCTTTCCGTCCTCGTCGCGGGTGTCGACCATTTCCGGGCCGCCCAGCAGATCGAGGCGGCGCACCGTTCCGTCCTCGGGGATCGCGAGGAACCCGAACCGGGAGGGGATGCGGTCGTGTTGCGCCATCAAAGCGGCGAGCACAATGTCGTGCTCAGCGAGGCGCGTGAAGACGATGACCCGGTACCGGAGGTCGTACGGGATCGGGAAATCGACCAGGTACGGCGACTTGGTGACGTCGTAGTACGGGACGTCAGGGTTCCACCACGGGTCCCTGCCCTCAGGAGCGTACGGAAGCCGTACCTGGCCTCGGTGTTCACGCTCGTCGGCCTTGTCCATCCCGGCGTGCTCGATGACGATCAGAGGGAACGTCTGCTTGGCCAGCTCGCTCTCCGGAACGCGGTAACGCACCGGAACGGTGCGTCCGTCCGGTGCGTTCACGTCGGTGACAGAGAGGCCCTGGAGTTTGGCCTTTACGGCGCGGTCCTCATTGATGAGCCATGGCATGTAGCGGGCCTCGCGGGATCTCGAAACGCGGAAGTCTTCCGCCAATCAGGATCCCAAGAAAGCCGACGATGTTTGTAGTCAGGCTTTCTGGGACCAGCGCGCGAACTGCGCGTCGTTGACCAACTCATCCGGCTTCATCTGGACACACTCCAAGCCGACGATGATGTCCCGGTTCTGAATCTGGCCGAGAACGGAAATCGACGACACCCGGAAAACCGAATCGTCGTAGACGATACGGTCGGTCAGGTACTTCTCGTGATCGATGTCCTGATCGGTGAACCCCATCTTCCGCAGCGCATCGAATGACGCGGTGACGGAGAGGTTGTCCACCGAGTAGAGGCCCTGGGTGGTGTCGTGTGCAGGGCCCTGGTTGTGGATGACGTGAAGGGCCGGGATTCGGTACGGACCGACGAAGATCCTTCCCTGGCCCGAGCCCTCGTCGTACAGGTCGTCCCCGGCCGGGTCGCCGTGGGAGAAGCGGTAGTACTCCACCCGCTCGCCGATCGACGTCTGGCGCCCTCGCAGGGTCGCCATGATGTCCGTGGTCTCGTAGTTGGAGTCGAACCGGCCGTGGGTCTTCCAGTCGAGTCGTCCCATCAGAAGTACCCGCCCCACGTCTGCGAGGGGACACCGGACTCGTCATCGTTCTGATGGCCGGGGCCGATAGGCGGCAGGATCCGCTCCGGCAACGTGTAGTCGTCGTACTCACGCTCACGGAACAGCGGCACGAGACGGCCGGTGGTCCGGCTGACCCGGCGCAGGTTGGTGACCTCGATCGCGTACAGGCCCACGCCCAACTTCTCGCAGAGGGTCCGGTACCGGTCGGTGAGCATCCCGATCTGCGTCTGGATCTGGGCGAACCGCTGACCCCGGTCGACAGAAGTGCCGTCCGAGGTCTGCACGTTGATGTCGGTCGATGCATCAGTGGACAGCGCCCACATGGCCTCCGTGGTGGCCAGAAGGACCACCAGCGCGTCCTCCTCCGGCGGGAGGTTGCCAACGTCGACAGGGACCTCGTCGTACTTGATGAAGCCGTTGGAGTCCTTGTACCGCGTGGACACGGTCCGGCCCCGGTTGTGCTGGGCGACCGCATCCTTCAGGTAGATGTCCAACTCCTCGTCGGAGAACAGCCCGAAGGACGACCCGGACACCAGCAGCAGCGCATCGAGCGCCAGCGGCTGGACCAGGTCGATGATCCCGTTCAGGTCGTCCAGGACGTAGTCGCCCGGGGCGCTCAGCGTGGTCTGCGAGCCCCCCGAGATATGAAGGACCTCCACGCCGGTCACGTTGTTCGCGCTCAGTTCGTACTGAACAACATCCCCTGTGCCCCGGATGGTGTCGCGGAACGGCTGGAGCCGGTCGCCCAGCTCGCTGCGTACCCGCGTTCGCAGGTCTTCGAGAGTAGCCATGCCGCGACTTCTCCTATCAGGCGTTCAGGGTCAGGGCGCCCGCAGCGATCTGGAGCGATTCGTTCTGCGCGGCCTGCAACGGGCCGTCGATGGGCCACACGTAGATGATCTCGCCGGTCGTACCGGACGCCGTGGTGACCAGAGCAGCGAAGGCCGCTGCGTCCGTCATGGCCGCCGTGAACGGCCCGTAGAACAGCAGCGCGTTGTTGCCGGTGACCTTCGTGGTGCCGGTCGGCGCCGTCCACGTCACCTGCTGACGCGCGTACCCCGCCGTGGTGACCTCCGACATGTTGGCCATGAGGGCCGCACTGCCGTCCTCCGGCGTCGGGTCGTCGAGGAGCAGCGCCAGGTAAGTGGTACGCGGCGCGGTGTAGGCGACAGCCCGGCCCGTGAGGAAGTCCAGGGAGTTCGCCGCCCAGTTGGGGGTCGTTCCGGCCATCAGGCATCAACCTTCTTGAACATGCTCTTGAAGTCGGACAGGTGGAGAGAGAACAGCCGCACGGAGGTGCCGGGAGCGTGCACACCGTCGTCGGTGATGACATGCGTGTCGTGTGCGTAGGCCAGCAGCACCGAGTCCTCGCCCGCGTGACCGACGCCAGCGGTTCCCACCGGGTGTACCTCGACCACGGTCACCACGGAGCCGTTGGGGATGTGCCCCAGTCCGGCGCCGTGGCCCTCGGCGTTCTCCAGCACGTACGACCCACCCGGAGCGGGGAGCGATGCACGAGTCTTCATGGGTTAGGTCTCCTTGGACCGTCAGTGCCAGATGTAGCCGAGGCCGTCGAGGTGGTCGTAGAGAGCCTTGGGCGCCTTGTAGCGGACGCCCTCCTCGAAGTCGTAGTGGTTGCCGTGGCCGTAGGTCATGTTCTCCAGCGCGGTGTTCACGCGGAACTCCCGCATGGGGGTCTCGACCTCGACGGCGTCCGCCACCTCGACCGGGGCCGGGGCGGGAGCCGGGGACATGTCGCGGGGCTTGACCTCGTGGACGGTGTCGTCACGATCGGCAGCCGCCTGGGCGTTGATGAGGGAGATCTCGTTCTCGCGCGCCTTCAGTTCCTCGGCGTGCTCCTTGGTGAGGGCGGCCTTGTTGCGGCCGGTCAGATCACCGGGACGGGCGACGTTACGTGCAGCCATTGTTGTTTCTCCGTGTTCGGGACTCGTCTATGTGAAGCGGTACTACTTTAAGCAGTAAGGGGAGCGGTTCTGGTAATCCAGAACCGCTCCCCTTACCCTTCAGGATCGCGTGACCGCGTTCACCAACTCAGCCTTCGGAAAGGTCCGAAGAATCAGTTGGTCTCCGCGATCAGAACGGCCTGGTCGGTGATGAGGCCGAGGCCCCAGATCGCGTACCAAGCCAGGGCGTGCTCGCGGCCGAAGTCGAGGATTCCGCCGTCTCGCAATTCCACCGGGAGGGAGATCGCGTGACCGAAGGCATTGTCACCAAGGAAGATCGACTGGTAGACCGTCTTCCCGCTCGCATTGGTGACCTGCTTGACCTGCGTGGTCTCGATGAAAACCACGTCGTTGAGCCTGCCGATCTCTCCCAAAAGGAAGTTACCCGGGGCCGCGTACTTGGTCACCTCTATGAACTCGGGATCATCGCGCAACTTACGCGACTGGTGCGGGTGAACGAAGCAGACGTAGGTCTCGCCGAGCCTCGGAACATTCTTCGTGGCCAGCGTCTCGACCGCATCCTTGACGAGCGCGGCGGTGAAGTCGAAGGTGCCGTCGAGGGTGTCGGTGGAGGTGGCGGCGGTGCCGTGGCCGTAGACGCCCATGCCGGTCATCGCCGACGTGGTCGCGTACTTGTTGTAGCCCCAGATCTTCGAGGAGGCCTGGAGCAGGGTGTCGCGGGCGGAGGCGTCGAGGTACAGGGCCATGTTGCGGCCCAGGAGGCGGGAGGCCGAGGCCATGACGTCGTCGAAGGACGCGTTCAGCAGCAACTCGGAGACCGCGACGGCGTAGCCGTGCTCGGCGACGGTGATGGAGAACTGAGAGGCGGAGAGGGCGTTGGTCTGCATGCGGACGCCTTCGACCAACTGCGAGGCAGCGCCGAGGTTGTTGTACCGCATGAAGTTGATCGTCAGACCGGGCTGAACGCCGAGTTCCGTCTTCTTCACCGCGAACTGCTCGAAGCGGAGAATCGGCATGGACTGGAACAAGATCTCCTTGCTCCAGATGGTCTGGATGGCCGCACCGAGAGTGCTGTTGGCGCCCGAGTAGTTCGTCGGAGAGGCCGACAGGTTCGGGGTACCAGTGATCGCGCTTGGCATACTTGGAATTCCTTAGTTACGGGTACTCGACCGAATTACGAGTACAGTCCACGCTGGTTCTGGGCAGCCTGTCCGACGCCCAACTGGCCCCGAATCTTGGCGTACTCCGACATCGGCATGTCGCGGAGGTCAGTGAGGGAGTACGACTTGTGTCCCGGATCGGTGTCCATCGGTCCCGTGGTGGAATAGCCGGTGGGGCTCACACCACGCATGGAGGCTCGCTGCTGAACTGCGGCCTGCTGGACCGATTCCAGAATAGCCTGGGTCTTCGCCTTGACTGTAGCGATAGACGCCTCGACCTCCTCCGGCGTATTACCGCCGACGAAGTCGAGAAGTTCCGGAGCGATATTCTCGCTCTCTTCAGCGACACGGCGCTGAATGTGGGTCTGGAGGTTGTTGAACTCCTGCTCCTTGGCGAACAGAAGGCGCTCCTGCTCGCGCTCCGTCTCGAACTGCTGGAGACGCTGGTTCCACTCCTGCTCCTTGACCGCGAGGAGTTCCTTGGCGGACAGGTCCTCCTGCGCCTTGGCCTTGGCAGCGTCCTGCGCCTCCTGGCGCTTACGCTCCTCCTCGGCCTGAGCCGCCTCACGAGCCTTGCGCTGCTCCTCGATCTCCGTGAGGAACTGCTTGTTCTGGTCCTCGACGTTCTGGAGGCGCTTGTACAACTTGTCCTTCTCCTCCTGCCGCGCCTTCTGGATGTCCTCGGCAGTGAAGCGAGGCTCAGCCGTGGCCTGCGGCGCAGGCGGCTCGACGACAGCGGCCGGAACGACGATGACGGGGTCGCCACCTTCACCGGGCTGCGGAGCACCACCCGCGATGGGGAGGATCGGACGGCCGTCCTTGCGGCGGCCAAGTACGGTACGCGCGGGCACGGAAATGCCCTGGGTATGAAGCGACATGCGCTCTCGACTCCTAGTCGGTCTGGGTGTCCGGGTCTCGGCGAAGTCCGGCCCGTGGGCCGTACGCCTGTGTCACGATTTCGTT